GGAGTAGATGAACTATAAAATGCATCAAATTGTAATTCATAAACTGTTCTTGCACTTAAATCTAGAGATGATGAATAATTAAATTTACCAGCACCATTTAATTTTACACCATTTACTAATCTAGCATTACTTAGCGTAGCTGTTAATGTACCATCGGTATTCCAGAATCGTGATAAAATTTCAGAATCAAAAATACCCGTATGTTGTACTGCTCTGCTTGTTCCTTCCAATGTGATTAGTAATTCCGTAGATTCTAAAAGAATATCTTGTACTAATTCGTAATCCGAAATACTACCTTTTGACCTTCTAAATACTTTCACCCTTTTCACATCCCCTGCAAATGTTTCTAATTGTGTTAATTTTATTTGCGCATAAGAAGATGTAAATTCAGATTGAGTTCTATCGGAACCAGATAAATATGTTATAGAATATGGTGTTGAAATTATATTTTGTATTACACCATTTTCTATTAAAGGTTCACTTAAAACCGCTTCGGTTGATGATACTAACTCTATGATTTGTGGTTTATAATCAGGATAAGATGAAAAACTCATCGTAGTACCAAGCATATTTGCTTTAAATGTATCTGATAGTAAATGCGTCTTATACTGAAAGTCATCTGGTAAAAAGAATTGGCCACCTCTTTCTAATAATAAATCGCCTAAAAATTGATTACCAAATAATTCAGCATTGCCAGCTTGTTGTACATATGTTTCTGAAATTGTAAAAACAGGTTTAAGAACTTCGGATATTTGTACTTGTGGTCTTCGATAAAAACGAATTTTTGTATTATTTTGTAAGAATGGATTTACATTTATTTGTTTTTGCCATCTTACATTGTAAGTATCTTTATATTGTAGGGGTATAGGTTTTCTTACACCATTTGAATCTTCATATTCGGAAATTTCACCTAAAATCGTAATAGTACACGGACCAAATGCCGTATCTGGATAAACATAAACAGCAATTACTTTAGAAGTACCCTCATAATATTCAGGAATACCTTCTCCTGGTTCGTGATAAATTATATTACCTTGCGAATCTTTAATTTCAATTTTAATAATTGTATCTGCAACTAAAAATTCAGAACCTTGAATTAGGAAAGCATTCTTACCACCGGTAAATGTATCCGGCAATTCCGTTATTTTGAAATATTTGCTATTAGGGTCTGTATCCTGTATTAATACCGAATATTTATCTAAATTTTCTGCAAAAAGAGTTTTCTTTAGTACCGCCATTTAGTGTTTAAAATAAATATTGATAAAAAAATAATTATCCCATATTTATATAAAGAAAACTATAATTAGTTGTAGAAAACTAAAGAAATCTAAAGGTTATGAAATACGCAATGTTACAAATTAAAAAAGAAACCCATGAACTTCTCAAAACATATTGTGAAGAACACGGGTTTAAAATGGGTAGTTTAGTTGAAAATTTAATCAAGAAACACGTCGGTGTCACTAAACCTCAATCAGGTGTGTTGAAGGCTGATAAAGTTACGATTAAAAATCAATCTTACTAAATCCATTTTCTTTTTTTATTTCAATTAGTCCATCGACTATATCTCTCATCGCATCTAAATGGGAAATTACCCATATAAAATCAAATTGTGTTTTAAGATATTGCATCATTCCAAAAAGTGATGAAAGATTATCACTATCTAATGTACCAAATCCTTCATCAATCACAAGGAAGTTTGGACGAGGTAATCCACATATGTTTATAAGTGCAACTCTTATTGCCAAACCACTAATAAACTTTTCCATACCAGAACACATCTCCAATGCCCACTCCTGGTCTTCGTAAACAATCTTTGCATTGATATTCTTACCATCTACTTCCATTACAACTCCAAAATCTACTACCTGTCCTAATATGTTATTTACTTCATTTTGGATTACAGGCAAGGCCTTTGAAATTAATTCATATGGAACACCATCACGCTTCACTGCATCGATATAATAGGTGTATAGGCGGTTCTTTTCTTCCAATTCCTTAACTTCATCCATCTTACCTTTGATGTTGTCTATAAACGATTGTAATTGCGCAATAGAACCATTTACGGCGGTTATATCTTTGTTGATTTGTTTGATTGTTTTCTCAACTTCTGCTTTAAGAGTTTCCTGTTCACTAATTTGTTTTTCTAATTCCTTATTACTCTCAATTGTATCTTCGTTTTCGTAATATTTGTCAATGTCTTCCTCAACCTTGTCCAATTGAGTTTGTAATAATTCCTCTTTTGTTTCTAACCCCTTTAATTCGGCATCGGACTTTTCTAATATAACTTTTCCTTTGGAATATTTTGCTTTTAATTCATTCCATTCATTATATTGTTCTTCAACACCTTTTAACGAATCTAAAACACAATTAATTGCAGCAACTTCATCTAAAAGATGGTCAGCATCTGTTTGTAAACCTTCCAAATCGGCTTTTGCTTTCATTGCATCTTTTACAAATTCATTATCACAACAAAATTTACAATTAGGGTCATATTGGTGATTATCTAAATGTTTAATCTTTTCTTCAGCAACTTCCAATTGTTGCTTTGCTTTTTGATAAACTTTCTCCGCTTCAACTAAATCTTTAGATTGCTTTACAAAATCGGTATGAGCAATTTCTATATCAACCTCACCACCATCTATTGTAAATTTAGATTTTTCTGATATTGATTGTGAAACTTCCGTAAGTAATCCTTTGTATTCTTCTATTTTAGTTTCTTTTGATTCGTATTCTGTTTCTAAATCTTGGATTTGTTTAGATATAGATTTTCTCTTTTCTTCCAATGCCGGTAAATCCAAATTAGAATCAATTGGTGCAAGTTGTCTTGTCAAATCCAATATAATATTTTCAATATCACCCTTAATCTTTGTTTCACTATTTAAGTGTGTTTGTAATTCTTTTAATTCAACTTTCTTATCTTTAATCTCAATACCCTTATTCGCCAACTCCGTCGTAAAGTCGGTTTTCTTAAAATTTTTGATAAGTACACTAACTTCTCTAATATCTTCAACTGCTGTATCGTACAACTTATCAAAGATATTTAATCCCATAAATTGTGCTAATAAATCTTTTCTCTCACTTTGTGATTTATCAATGAATAGTGCATTATTTCCTTGTAAACTTAATGCGGTAAGAACAAAATCTTCATAAGTTCCTACATACTGTTCAATGATTTGATTTGTATCTCTACGTTCCGTTCCGTTTAATGATGTTCTTTCATCACCATCCATTCGGTAGAACTCTACATCCACTTTTACGTTCTTCCCTTTATTTACGGTCTTTGCAGTTCTTTCAATGAAGTATCGTTCACCATTAATATCAAATTCTAATTTACAACTGAAGTCGGTTTTACGATTATTCATTATGTTTGCCGCTTTGAATGCTCTACTACTCTTATCATAAAGACAGAATGAGATAGAATCAAATAGGGATGATTTACCACTTGCGTTTGGTGCGAATAATCCCATCAAACCATTCAATTTTGTAAAATCAATCTTATTGTTTTCACCATAAGAGAACATATTACTAAATTCAAATCGTATAGGTTTCCATTGTATATTTCTTGCAATATCATCCAATACAATTCTACTATTGATATCTCTATTAATCGATTCTAATTCTGCTATATCCGTACTGGTCACAAATGGCATCATTCTACTCACATAATCATGTATAAGTGAGTTCTGATGGTTTACATCTGTGATATCTTCAAAATCCAATTTGTTTTGTCGGTTTCCTGTCTTTAATTTAGAAAGTGAATCCGTTCTGATAAGAGTAAAATCCTCAATACCATATTGCATCTTTATTTGTGTTAGAACTTTCTTTGTATCCGCAGTATCGGTATTGGATAAACGAACTCTTAATCTTGCATGCTTTGGCATATCCGATACAACCGGTACAAATCCATTATCAACATCCAAAGTATAGTATCCGTAATCATTTGGAATATCTACTGCTTCATAGGTCATAGTATCTAAATCCCAAACAAGGAATCCGTGCTTATCCAATGTTTCACCGAAGTTTTGTTGAACTAATGAACCGGCATAAACAACCTTACATCCTTTCGGACTAATCATTTCTTGTCTTTTATGGATATCACCCAATAGAGCCAAATCAAATCCATCAAATATATCGGTTGTAAAGTGCCTACTACTTACTACATATCCAACATCAGTCATTGAGTTATCAACTGGTCCGTGAAATAGTGCAATCTTTTTATTACCAAACATTTTATCTGCGGCAATCCAATTGTCTTTATTATCAAAAATTGAGAATACTGAAAAATCAACTCCGCCAATAGAATAAACTTGCGTATCTCTCAAATAATGAAAGTTTGGTAAATCTAATGCTTCTACGATTGGTGTAAGAACATCCAATCTATCTAAATTGTTCATATTACAATCGTGATTACCTGTAATAAGAATTGTTGTACATAATTTAGAACATTCAGTAAATAACCAACTAATCTCCTTTAATAATTCAGGAGACATTTCTAATTTAGCATGTGCAATGTCACCTGCTAAATAAATGATTGAATCCTCCGTACCTCTTTGTCGGATTTCTTCAAACATTTTTTCAAATACCTGTCTATATTCTTTGTGTCTTTTAACATTACGAATATGAACGTCTGCGATGTGATAAATTCTTTTTAATTTCATAATTGATTTATTTTCATCAATAGTAATTCCTCACTATTAAATTCTTTAGTTTTCTTTAGTTCTTCATAAAAGTTTTCATATCCCATATCGGCAGCATCTTTATCTTTTAGATACATCATACGAACATTTATTCCATTCTTACGAAAATATTCTGCCGCTTTTAGAGCTTCCGCCATAGCATCGTTATCTAATGAAATAATAATATCATTTACTCCACTCATAAAGATTTTCTCAACTAATTGTTTAGATGGAAACTTACCTAAAAGTGGAATAGCATTTCTTTTGATTGTGATTGCATCGAATACACCTTCACAAAGTATAATTGGTTCTTTCCAATTTACCTGTGATTCAAAACATATAATATTTTTGCTGATTGGTGGGTTTTTGTATTTCATTTTGTTTTCTGGGTAATAAGACCTGGAAACAAAGTAGTTAAGTGACCCATCGGAATTATATGATGGAATAATTACCCTTTGTGAATACAATCCTTCTTTACAATAACCAATATTGTATTTAATTATATCTTTCATTGTAATACCTCTTTGAGTAAGGTAATATATAGCATTCTTATATTCAGGATTAAATCCTTTGGGTTCTTCTGATAAACTTATAAATTCTTTTGGTAGGGAAATGAATACCTTTGTATCGGCATCCTCTTGTTGTGGTGTCCAATTACTATCTCCGTATATTTCTCTGATTATGGATATAGTTTTCCTGTCCACATCAAGTTTACGAAGTAGGGATGTCAATTTCTTACCACCACTATTACAAGTCCAACAATGCCACTTTTGAGTTTCAGTATTAACCTGTAATTTTTGTTTATGGTGATTACAAAACGGACAATAAAATGCTAGTTCGTTACCCTTTAATGTAAGATAACTACCCAACGTATTAGATAACGTGGATACTACGATATTTTTATCAGTCTGCTTCAACACCTAACAAACATACGACAAATATTTGATATTACCAAATTTTTATGGTTCTAAAAACCACTCATCTGGTATCTCTTTATCTGCATATTTAAATCCATGCTTTTCACACCACATTCCGTAGGTGGTTTTGGATTTTTTACTGATTTTATTCTTTGAGTTTGTAAATACAAAGCGAATATCTAATTCTGGATGTTGTTCCTTTACTAATAGATGTTTTTTCCTATCTGCAAGAACAAATCTACCTTTTGTTTCTACTCTAATCCCATTAGGTAAACGAAAATCAGGGTGGTAATTATGTTCACTAGCAGGTACAATATAAGGAACCTGTTCTGTTTCATACTCAACTTTAATTCCTTTACCTTCGATTTGTTGGGAAATGTTTTCTTCAAGACCTGACTTAAATCCATGCTTCTTTGCAACCCATTTAGAGTTGGCTTTCTTTTTTGTAACTTTTTTAGTCATTAAAATTATCTCTTTACGGTATCGGAGTATTTTT